ATCCTCGACCGCCACGCCCGCCCTGCACCCGATCCCTCGATCGTCCTGGGCGAGCACCAGGTGCTGCCCGGCAGCATGACCAGCCGTCGCGACTCCACCATCGTCTCGACGCTCCACCTCTGGAAAAAGGAACCCTCGCTGGCCGGAGTGCAGGCGATCGCCGACGCCGTCCGTGCGGCAGTGCTGGTGGGCCGGCTCGCCCTCGAGCCTGGCTACCACTGCGGGGACATCCGCGTGAGCGACATCCGGTTTCTGCGCGATCCGGACGGCGAGACAAGCCACGGCATCGTCACCGTCGAAACCCTTGTGACGGAGACCGCCTGATGCGCGCCGGTGCCCTCGATCGAATCATCATCATCGAACGCCAGCTCGGCACCGGCCTCGACGACGCCGGCACGCCGGTGTCGGTGGGGTGGATGCCGTTCGTCACGTCGCGGGCGCAGCTGATTGAGGCCAGCACCGACGAGTACCTGCGAGGCTATGGCGAGGGCGAGAATGGCAAGGCGATCTTCCGCCTTCGCTGGGTCGACGGCGTCACCGCCGACATGCGCGTTATCTGGGAAGGTCGCACCCTCAACATTCGCGAGATCAAGCAGATCGGCCGCAACCGAGGCCTCGAGCTGCGCTGCGAAGAGGTGCGGACGTGAAGGGTACCAAGCCGCAACTCGTGGTGGACAACGATCCGATCGACACCGTGCCGGCCCCGCCGGACTACTTCGGCGACGACGCCAAGGCCGAGTGGCGACGTGTCATGCCGGTGATCATCGAGCGGCAGCTGGTCAACGACGCCGACATGGGCAGCGTCGAAAACTACTGCATCGCGCAAGGCACGGTGCGCGAATTCCAGAAACTCTACGCCAGAGCGCTCGGGCCGGACGCCAAGGCCAAGCATTTCAGGGCGATGAACCAGGCGATGCAGACGGCGCGGCAACTGGCGGCCGAGCTGGGGCTTACGCCGGTGTCGCGCGCCCGGCCGGCAAAGCGACCACGCGGAGGTGACGACGGTGAAAACCCGCTCGACATTTCCTGAGTGGATCTACAGCGACGCGCCGATCGACGACCCGCAGGGGTTCGGCGATCGCGCCGTGCGCTTCCTGAAGTCGCTGATCCACCCCAAGAGTGGAAAGCCGTTTCAGCTCGACCCGTGGCAGGAGCGCATCGTGCGCCGCATCTACGGGCCGCGCCATGAAGACGGCTCGCGGATCGTCCGGACCGTGGTGCTCCTGCTGCCGCGCGGCAACCGCAAGACCAGCCTCGCCGCCGCGCTAGGGCTGCTGCACACGATCGGGCCGGAGCGAGTCCCAAACGGGGAAGTGATCACCGCGGCGTCCGATCGGAAGCAAGCGCGCATCGCGTACGAAGAGGCCAAGGGTTTGTGCCAGGCGCACCCCAAGGTGGCGTCGGCGATGAACTACGAGAGCTACAAGAACCGGTTGGTGTTCAAGAAGGGCGGCTCGTTCCTCGAGGCGATCAGCGCGGACGCCGGCACGCAGCATGGCCGCACGCCGGTCTTCGTGCTGGCGGACGAGCTGCACGCCTGGAAGAAGCGCGACCTTTGGGACGTGCTGCGGTCCGGCCTGGTGAAGACACCGGGAAGCCTCATGGTGGTGGCGACGACGGCCGGCCGCGGTCAGGAAAACATCGCGTGGGACATCGTCGAGGACGCGCGGCGGGTGGCGCGCGGTGAGGCGGAAGACCCGTCTCTGCTGCCAATTCTGTTCGAAGCCGACCGCAACGACGACTGGCAGGACGAGGCCCTGTGGCGGCGCGTAAACCCCGGCCTGGCCCATGGCTACCCCGACATTGGAGGCCTTCGCCAACTCGCCCTGGAGGGCACGCGTCGTGTCGGCGATCGCGAGGCATTCCGCCAGCTCAATCTCAACATCTGGCTCGACCATTCCAGCGACCCCTTTGTCGACATGGACGTGTATGACGAGGGCGCGAGCGAAGTGGATGTCGAGCAGCTGGAGAACGACCAGGAGCCTTGCTGGCTCGCGGTCGACCTCAGCAGCAATTCCGACCTCACCGCCATCGGCGCGGCATGGCGCGATGGCGAGGACGGCTACCAGTTCAAGGTCTGGTTCTTCTGTCCGGAGGATAACCTTCGCGCACGCGAGGACGTGAGCGGTGTGCCGTACACGACGTGGGCAGAGGCCGGCTACATCACGCCGACGCCGGGCAACGTCGTTGACTTCCGCATCGTCGAGGCCAAGGTGCGCGACCTCTGCGGGCAGTTCAACGTGGCCGAGATCGCGTTCGACCCACACCTCGCCCGCAACATGCTCAACGACCTGCTCGAGGATGGCTTCCCGGCCGTCGAGATGCGGCAGGGCTGGGTGACCATGGCGCCGGCAGTCAAAGAGTTGGAACGCGCCATCCTCGGCCGCCGCTTCCGTCACGACGGCAATCCCGTCCTGCGGTGGAACTTCGACAACGTGCAGGTCCACACCGACAGCGCGGGCAATCGCGTTTTCCACAAGGGCAAGTCGCGGGACAAGATCGACGGCGCGGTTGTCGCCGCGATGGCCGTGGCGCGAGCAGCGGCCGGCGCCAGCAATGCGTCGAGCTACGACACCGCCGGCGAAGACTTTGAACAGTGGGCTTTTGCAGATGGCTGACGACAGTGACGCGGAACGGCTGGTGGTGCTGCTCGAGGCGCGCATCGCCGACTTCGAAAAGAACCTCAAGAAAGCGAGCGGCACCGCCGATAACGAGTTCAACCGCATTCGCCGCCGCGGCCGCAGCGCCATGCGCGGCATGGAGGACGACGTCGCCCGTTCGTCGCTGCGCATCAACCAGTCACTCGCCTCGATTGGGGCGCGCGGGGCCGTCTGGGGTGCAAGCCTTGCTGCCCAAGCAGCGGCACCGCTGGCCGCGTTGTTCAGCCTCAAGCTCGCCGTCGACCAGACCAAGGCCGCCCTGGACAAGTTCGGCGACATCAACGACAAGTCGATCGCCGCCGGCGTCGACCCCGAGTTCTTCCAGGGGCTCGCCTACCAGGCGAAGCTGAGCGGCGTCGAGATCGACGGCGTCGCGTCGGCTCTTGAGACATTTGCCAAGAACAGCGGTCTAGCGGCCGAGGGCAAGGGCCGCATGGTCACCGCCCTGCAGGCTCTCAACCCCGAGCTGCTGAAGAACATCCAGCTGGCGACGACGCAGGAAGAGCGCGTGAAGCTCGTCGCCGATGCCATCAAGGGCGCGAAGGACCAGGCGCAGGCAGCTGCGATCGCCAGCGCGGCCTTTGGTGACCAGGGCGTGAGGCTGGTTGCCGCGTTCAGCGGCGGCGGCGCCGAGATCGACAAGACCATCGCCAAGGCAAAGGAGATGGGCATCGTGGTCGACCGCGACGTGATCGCGCATGCGGACGAGCTGGGCGACAAGTGGGACACCGTCTCCACCATCATCGACACGCAGGTGAAGTTGGCGCTGGTGAATCTCGCGCCCGCCATGATCTGGCTGGTCGAGCAGGCGGCGCGGTTCGCGATGTTCATGAACAAGGCCTCGCAGGCCGCCAATCACAGCCCGATCGAGACACGCGGCCTCGAGGAGCTTACGGCTCAGCTGGCCTCGGCTGAAAAGCTGCTCGCCCCGGTGCAGCAGCGCCTCGAGGACATCAAGGCCGAAGCCGCCGCGATGAGCGACGACAACCTCTACAAGGACAGCCTGCTCTACCAGATGCAGGACGTGCAGGCCGAGTTCGACCGCATGGTCGAAGTCATCGAAAAGTACAAGGCGGCGATCGCCGCGCTCAAGGGTGGCCCAGCCTTTGACTCGGTGGGACTTGGACCGGGCAGCTTCAATGACGTCAACCCTGGCGCCGGCGGGGCCCAGCCGATCGCGTACGACTTCCGCGCGGTCCTCGACCACACCAAGGCGGTCACCGACTTGGGCGCAGCGATCGACCTGACGACGCAGAAGCAGCAGGCCTACAACGCCATGCTCGCGAGCGTGAGCGACCTGCTCGACAGCAACGACCCGTTTGTCTCGCTACAGCACAACATGGACACCCTCGGCGCCCTGCTCGCATCGGGCGAGATCAGCTGGGAGCAGTACGGCGAGGCCGTGGCGAAGGCCAACGCTCTGGCGGCCGGCGACACTTTGTCGTCGATCGGGCAAATCACCGGGATCCTCGCG